GCTAATAGTGCATTTTGGAATAATTCATCCACTTTCACTGATTCCATATCGACAAATTATCTGGCTTTGTATAGTACAGTAAGTGCAAATAGCTCACAATGGGCATATGATAATCCTTATGTAAACACATTGGTTAATTCCGATTCCGCCTTCTGGATAAATTCTAGTAATTTTACAGCAAATAATTCTGCCAACTACCTAGCACTTTATACGGCTGTTAGTGCTAATTCTTCTGTATGGGGAAGTGGTGGAGGTTCGGGAAATGCTTATGTCAATGCATTAGTCAACGCTAATTCAGCCTTTTGGAACAATTCAGACACATTTTCCAACTCAACTTCTGCTAATTATCTAGCTTTGTATACAACAGTTTCAGGAAATAGTGCTACATGGGGAGCAGGTGCTAATCCTGCATTACCGGCAGTCATTACGTTTGTAGAAAATATTAGTGCGAATTATTATGCTCTTTATACTGCTGTTTCCGCAAATAGTTCAACATGGGGAGCAGGAGGTGGTTCAGGAAACGCTTATGTTAACGCATTAGTTAACACTAATTCTGCATTTTGGAATAATTCTGATACATTTTCCAATTCAACTTCAGCTAATTATCTAGCTTTATATACTGCTGTTAGTACTAATAGTGCAACTTGGAATACCTCAGTTAATCAAATTCCTTCTGTTGGAACATTAACATATGCGCTTTCTGTTACGATTTCACCAGTTTTATCAACAAAAGATTACAATTTAACATTAACTGGAAATACGACATTAATAATTACTAATGCGGGTTATGATTTTCAAACAATAGCAATAAGAATTAGGCAGGATTCAATTGGAAATAGAGGAGTTACTTTAGGTTCAAATTGGAATATTCCAAGTAGTGCAACCACACCTTTACCATTTAGCACAGCAGCTTATGCAACAGATTTGATTTCAATATGTTATAATGCAACAAAAAGTACTTGGGATGTAGTTGCATTCGTGCCAGGATATTAAGTGAGTAAATAATGGAATATGACTTGGTATCAGAGATATAATTTTGTTGCACCAAATATAACTATACCCGCAATTGCTTCACCTGGATTGCTAACTAGTTATGGTTTTAATGATCCAATTGGATATCAATGGTACGTAAACAGTAGTGCTCAATTAGTCATACAAAATATGTCAAATTATCCGTGGAATTATCAAACGCTTACTAGACCACAATTCGAAGCTGCATGCGACTCTAGATCCAGAGTTCAATTTAAGTATATGAGTTCAGCATACTTTAATACTATACATCGTCTATCTGGATTTCCAGGAAAAGCTATTGGTTATGGTATTGGATTTGGTCAGTTTGGTGGGACTAGTTTAAATTTCTTTCGTTTTAATACCAATAATTTTTATAGTCTTTCTTCTTTTTCACCAGGATTAGTAGCTAATACGCCGTATTGGTTAGTTTCACACGTTTTTCAAAATACTACAAATAGTACGATTCTAAGTTGCACCATCTATAAAAACGACGGGGTAACATTTGTTTATGGTTGTTCATGCCAGGATAGTACTACAATACTTCAAAATTTAACTGGATTACAGGGATTATCTTATACAAATACAATTACTACTGTAACGGCATATAATACTTTCATAGATAAATTAAACCAGTCCACTGCAATAAATCTTTACGGGCCACCAATTGGTTATCCAAACAATCCATCATATAATTTTACAACTATTGTAAATGGTTCCTTATCGAGTAATGTTATTGTGACTCCTACTGATTCAAGTACGGGTACATTTTCGCCATCCTCCGTAACTTTATTTGCTAGTGTTACAAGTGTACCTTCGGCTACATTTACCTATACACCCCCAAATACTGGTGTTTATAATATATCAATAACAAATAGTGCAGGACTCTCTACAATATCTAGCACAACTTTCTTTTCTATTCTTTCAACTACCCAAAGCATACCAGTAAGTTCTAATGCATTTTATTTTTCACCAGGAAATTGGAAGGGGGATGTCGGAAGAGGTGGTGGTAATTGGAGACAAACTTGGAATATAGGAGCCTATTTTAGATTCAATTGGATAGCTAGTAACTCACCCTCCATTATACTTAATGTAAATGGTGGTGGAAATACTTATGTGGGTTATTATTTAAATGGGATTTTTTATAATGATATTCAGTTTACGGGAATTAATTTAAACAATAAAATAATTTCAAATTCATTAAATACTTTAGAAATAATTTATAATAATGATCTTTCTCTTAGTAGGTGGAATAATGGTACTTCGACAGTACAAATATCAGGAATAACATTAGATGGTTCATCATCACCAATTCCAGTTAGTTATTCAAATAATTGGGTAATGATAGTCGGGGACGAAGATACCTCCTATCCGTCTGGGGACTGGAACACAGACGCATATTCATTCTTAGTAGGCAGACAATTATTAAATTCGGGTTACGAATATTGTGTAAATTCATGTGATTATAATGGGTGGTTATGTTATGGGGATTCACCTACTGATGTTCCTGCATATTATTCATTATCAGGCTCTTCTAATGGTTTGGGTGGTGTTTATAACGATTCTGCTAGTAGATGGAATAAAATAGATCAAGGAGTTAGTTTATTAGATTCAAATGGACAGATTAGTTCATTTGGTTCAACCGGAACTATACCTGCAGCTATATTAATAAATTTAATGAAGAATGATGCTTTGAGTGGGGTAAGTGTATCGGACTCACAAGCAAGTGTAACTCAATGCTTATCATCATTACGTGCTGCAGCACCTTCTACTCAAATCATAGTTTTAGCTCCATTTACATTAAAAAATAGTGCTACATATAATAGTACTTTTTATGCTGTTACATATGCACCTACATATAATCAGTCATATTATTCTGCATTATACAATGGAGTAACTGCATATCAAGCAGCGTATCCACAAGATAAAGGTGTTCAATTCGTAGAATTAGGAGTATCCAGTATTATGGGTAATAGTAATTATTATATCAATAATAACACGTTCTCTATCGCTGCACATGCGTATGTTGCACCTATGGTTTCCGCTGCTATATCCAGACAAATAACAGGCCGTGGAGTAAATGGTTCTTCAATTCTTGGTTTGGGATAAAAATGGTCATAAATAGTATAAATGACTAGAAATGATATAAATTTTTCGTTTGAATTGATTCCTAATTCAATTCTTACGCTTTCTCCTACATCATCTGCTTCCGCAATTGACCAAAATGCACCATTACCTTTCTTAGATTGGCTTAATTATTACCGTGGAATACAAAATTCCCCCAACGAATTCCTAAATCTCTATTCAAAATATATAGAAGTCTGGAATACTATTTCCAAAACTTCAACCCAATCTAACCAAAATATAATTCAACAGTCTTATATCAATCTTTTACAAGAAATTTCCCTAAAATATTCAACCCCTGATGAAAAAAGATTCCTCTCAAACCTAGACTTTACCAATATTCATGATATTGAAATTGCTCTCCCTTTCTTTACACGGAAAATTAAAAATATTTGTATATATTATTCTAAAGTAAGAGATCAAATCCCCAATCAAGTTATCGCATCAAATTTGGGCGGTTCTAACTTCGGAATCGAATCCCTAATTAAAAAATATATACTAAACCTCTCCCTAATAAATCAATTTGAAGATGTTCCATTAGATATCCCCCCACTCTCAGCTATTAATAGTAACTTAAATGTTTCTATAAGTGAACTATATGATTTATCATCAGATTATTACGATAAACCATTGGGTTCTACATCCAATGATCCATTTAGAAATAAATTTTATTCTGATAATATTATTCCAGTAGATCCGAGATTATTTTATGATTTCAATTCTGCATTGGTTAATGCGATCAGTTCATATCCCATGTTTATTACCGAATTATTCGGAAATTTTTCGATTAATTTGGATTTTACCATAAACGACATAAACTTATTAAAAAATAGAGATTTTATATCAACACTAAATGATGGTAATTCAGCAAATTTAAATCTCCAAAATCAAAAAACATTGATTGAGCAATATTCTGGAACAGATTTTTATTATCTTTCCACAAATAATACCGGAACTGCTTATGTGAGTGCTTTATTATTTCAAGCATCTAATCCTTACCAGAATCTTTTAAATGTTAATAATATTTCCATTAATCGTATTCCAGATACAACTCAATTATATACCGAAGAACAGATTGGAAGTTTCTTTTTACCACAAAACATGGGTCTTTTATATTGGTATGCACCAAGTAAGACCTTTGAAGTTAATATAGGTATCTTACAACCCAATACTGTTTATGTTTATCCAGACCCTCAAAAATATTTAAATCACATAGGTAATTCTAAACAAGATACTTTCGATATTCCCATCATATTTTCCACTGAAGTTTCGTGGAATAGAGTAAAATCTTCTAATCAGCAACATTGGGGATATGTAAAAAGTGATTCATTCAAACAAAAATTTTGGGCATATCTTTCTCAAAGTGAAATGGAAAACGCCTTCACTGCAGGAATTTCTAGAAGTTCGGATATTGTAGATTTTTGGAATCCAAATTCACCTTTCAATTGGAATCAGGAGAATATTTTCCCCTTGATTGAAAATGATGTTTATCCAATTAATTCCAGAAATCAGACTTTACTATTTACTAATGATACCGTTACACAGTGGTTTAGTGACATATACGGCAACGAATATGCACTTTTTAAGCCAATACACCCCTCGGAAGAACAAAGTGCCTTAAAAGGCAATTTGAGCACAAATAGCACCTATCTTAGTAACAACTATAATCCGGCATTTGCTAATTTGGTTTCCCAAAGAGATTCCTTAGTTGGGAAATTATACTTCCGAAACAATGTGAGTACTATCGTACAACCATTTTCGGCAATATTCACATCTCTCATCCAAAAATACCCAATTAATATCCAAAATGAAATTAATAATGGAATTATAGATTTCACCATAATTTATGATTTTTTAATTTTAGAAACTCAGAATTATGTTATCTATGATAAAATAGAATTTAGTTATAATAATAACAACATTTCCAATTCGACTACTATTCCAAATTATTTCAGTAAGTATTTGTTGAGTAATAAATTAGAAAGATATTTGAAATTTTTTTATAATGAAGACACGGATATAGTTACGATGGGATTTTTGAGATTATATCCAAGTTTAAGTGCAACAAGTTATAAAATGTTATATCCCGTATTATATGATATAGATATTGACACATTACAGTATACTCAAATATATCCAAACTATCCAATTAATTTACAGAGTTTAAGTTATTACAGTTTAACAGGGACAAATACATTTATAAATGTAGTACAGACAGACTCCCCCCAGATTAATTACTCTACCGATTTGGAAACACTCAACGTGTCTTACAGAGCAATAAATGAAAATACTATTCCATTTTTCGTAAATGAAACCTTTAAAAATGTTGTGAATTACGTTAGCAGTTACGGAATAAGCTTCCTCTCCCCCAATTATTATCTTCATGATAAGAACTATATCAATAATGATGCCGATTTTGAAGTAAGATATAAAGCAGATTATTCCCAATTGGTTGGTTATCAAAATTATAATGCAGGAACATTTGTATTTGGAAATAGTTCTACCCAATATACTAATTATCTTTATCTTTCCAGTGGTGGTTATTACTTCCCCGTAGGCGCAAGTTTACAAGTCGTTTTTGATAATACTTATACAGATTCAATTACAATAACCTTGGGAAGTAGAAACTTCATTATTCAGGATGTTTATGACCAAATAGTATTTGATTATAATGGACCAAATCAAACTATTTTTACAACAAATAATCAAACAACTACGGTAACTTGGAATGGACATTCATATTTAATTACTTTTTCTTTGCCAGATGTTCCTGTTATTGGATTTCAATTTTTGAATTAATATGTTAGGATTGGTTAAAAATAAGAAATTTCAACAAGGTATTTTCAATCCTGTTCATAAAGAGAAGTATAAAGGAGATCATTTCCCGATTTATCGTTCTAGTTTTGAGTTGCATTTTTTTAAATTTTGTGATAACAATCCGAATGTTTTATCTTGGCAAAGTGAAAGTATAGTTATTCCCTATATCCACCCATTATTACATGTTAAAAGGAATTATTTCGTGGATGGAAGTATGCAAATTAAGGAGAGAGATAAAATTAAAAAATATTTGGTGGAAATTAAACCTTTTTCTCAAACAAAAGAACCTTCAAATTTGGGAAAAAAAGGCGGAACCAGAAAACAAAGTACGATAATCTATGAACAAACCCAATGGGTTGTTAATCAGGTTAAATGGAATGCTGCCAAAGTCTGGGCTAAAGAACATGGAATGGAATTTATCATTTTAACTGAAAAAGAACTGAATATTCATTAATTGAAATTTTATTCACCCGTCAAGTAATCCTTGACAGTTTAAACATTAAATTGTTTTTATGTTAAATTTCAATGACTGTTACTTAGGCGATTGCTTAGAATTAATGGAGCAAATAGATTCAGAATCAATTGACCTTATTCTTTGTGATTTACCGTATCATCTGTAGAAAGAAAGCCCCCATTTTCAAATGGGGGTTGAATTTCGTTAATTTTTTCATAATTATAAAAATATTTTAACATTTCCTATTCTAAAGTTTAATGTGGTGAATAATGATTCTCCTTAGAGATTACATCCTACACAAAAACCTTTAGAATTATTTGAATATTTGGTTAAAACTTATTCCAACGAGAATGATTTAGTTTTAGATAATTGTGCGGGAAGTGGTACGACTTTATCGGCTTGTAAAAATCTAAATAGAAAATTTATAGGAATGGAGAAAGATGAAAAATATTTTGACATAATCAAAAAACGTGTTAAATTACAAGAATTATGAAAGATATTTTTGTAAGAAATCTCAAGAAAGGTCATACCTTTTGGGAATTTGATGGAACAAATAACATTGAGAATGAATGTTTAGAAGATTCCAAACCAGTTAGGAATCATAAGAATTTGAATGCTAATGGCTGGAAGGTTAAGATTAAAAATGTAAATGGTATTAGCGATAAATTCCAATCAGATATTTTTTATTCTTTGGTTAAGTTGTATAATTTACCTCCAAATAGTAAGGTGGAAAATCATTATTTGGATGGTAGAAAAACTAAAAAAGTTGCTTCCAATGGAGTAATTTTGGAAAAAAATGTATGAAAACTTTAGAGGAATCACATTTTATACCTATCAACCATTACCTTCCGAATGTTTTAAATTCAAAGAAAATATCCCATGAACCCCCCTTATACAAAAGAAATTATTGAACATCTTTATTTGTTCAGAAAACAACAATTTTGGTTGGAGGGGGAGATTAATAAGCTTAAGGATGTTGATGAACGGTCGAGTGAAGCATCTAATGATTCCAATTGTGCAGTTATTCATGAAGATCCTAATGTAGAAAAATTGAAAGAGTTGAAGTCTAGACAGTTATCACACCAAAAATCGTTAAATACTTTTTTGATGAAGCATTTCAATAATACTAATTTTAATGAAATTTTGAACAATATTCCTTTACCTTTATGATTGACATGATGATTCCTGCTCCTCCTGTTAAGATGTCAAACACTTCCGGTTATATGACCAAAGGTTCTAAACAGAGTAACCAACTTATTAAAATGGGTTCTGGAGGAGGTTCTTTTAAGATTGAGCCCCCTTATAATATTCCTTCTACACCTGATATTATGGGCGAATTTGTAGAAGTTGATAAGAATCTTATCCTGTTAACTTAATAAGCTTGCGACAATTCTTGCGACAATTTGTCGTGAGAACAAAACTTAACTCGGATTATTGCTAAGTTAAGGTTGCAACTATAATTTGTTTGTTGATATTTAAGAGTAGTTAATCTCTTTTCCAGACAAAACATAGGCTACCACAGTCCCAAACTTTATCAAACTTGAGAAGTTTCATAATTTCTGATTCTGATAGATCTTTATATTGAGGGTAACTTCCAATTAATTTATGTTTCGCAAAACCATATCGGTATTCCCGATGGGTATGATTTCTAGTATACCAATAATTAGGGGGGGATTCATGATCTAAAGTGAATCCCAAAGATTTATAAAGATTACCATAACTCCATCTAGTATCACAATAGCTCACAATACTCTTAGGATTGTGTATCTTGATATAATGACTAAGTAGTTTACCCGCACCCCCAACAATATTAAAATTGAAAATAGAGGCATACCTGTATAGTTCAGAATCCGCATCAAATTTACCCATAAAAACCCTAGTATTACCAAAGGTCATCAAAGAAACTAACCTATTCTTATAATATAAACCATAACCAATACTTCCATGGTCACTTCCTTGAATATGATACTTATTGAGAAATTTAGTTTTTGTTTTTAAATCTACTACACGAATATCACATTTTCTAGCAAAGATAGTTCTGGTATTGAGTCCTAAAATATTCTTAATTTTACTTCTAACTAGCTTAGTTTTAAGTATAATTTCATCACTAAAAATCTGAATAAGACGAATACCATTCTTTTTGGCAATATTAGTCTTCTTAATATGATGGAATTTAGGATCTTTACCCTGTTTTTCTAACATAGAAGCAGAATGAAAATATAATCCATTTATTTCAAATCCAATTTTCTTATCGGGAAAATAATAATCAATCTCTAATCCATCAAGATTATTTCTATCCCTAAAATTATAGTTTAATTTATAAGGTTCAATTATTTTCTTGAATAATAATTCAATATCGGACCCATTCTTTATATGGCAGCATGGACATTCTGGAATCCACCCATTTGCGTAGTAATCTTGGAATATTTGACCGGTTTTTTTACATTTCCATTGGAAAATATCATATTTCTTATGGTTAATCCATTGTTCTACAGGGAATGCTGGTTCAATATCCTTAAAGTCTGGATGTTTAAAAAAGTCATAATAAAATTCAATATTGTAAGCCAAACTCTTTTTGTTTACTAATTCTTTTGATAGCATTGGGTTTTCCACTCCCAAATTTTTTAAATTAGTCAGCTTAATTTTTTCTTTAATTTCTTCATTTTCAAAAGGATTCTCAACACCCCATTTTTCTAGGAAAGCATTCTTCCTATTTTCCATAACTTCTACATAATTATCTTCATATCTGATATCATATGGTTGACGAAGATAAGCTAGATTTTCTTCACCAATGAGATTAGTAACTACACCATATTTTTCCAAATTTGTCTGTTTAATTTTTTCCTGAACGATTGGTGAAGAAGCTGGTGCATTACCTCCATATCTCTCATTACAAGTTTCTTTACGTTGAATCACTACTTCTGGGTTTTGAGAATTATGCTTATATCCGGTTTTCTCTAAAGATGTTTGTTCTCTTTTTAGATTTCTTTTTTGAAGTTCAATATCAGATAAATTATTCCAATAATTATCACTTGCCATCTTTGTTTGTGGAAGATATGTTGGATTAGTTACTCCATATTTTTCTATTAGGGTATTCACGGTTTTTTCCTTAATAGATTTTACTTTTTGGCAATTATCTACCCCATACTTTTCAATCAATCCTTCTCTCATGGATTTTTGAAATTCTGGGTCTTTCAAGCTGCATCTGGAGGAACAGTATTTAGGATAGTTTAAATATGAGTCTTTTCCATATGATAAACTAAATTTAACGGGATTTTTACAAAATTTACAATTAGGAATTTCTTTCACATTATTTTCTATAATATGCATCATTTCTTTTAAATGCATTTTGGTAATATCAAATCCCTCAGATTCTACGAAATTTTTAATTTGTTTTACTAATTCTTTATTACGAGAAATAGTTATATACGATTTATCACCTAGAGTAGGTCTGTTCACTGTATTTTCTATCATTTAATTATAATATCATAATCAATAAACAAAGTCAATAGATTTTTTAAAAATATTTTTAAAAACAAAAAAGGCGAACCATTTCTGATTCGCCTTTTTTAAAAGTGGGACATACCACAAAAACAAAAAAGTTTTTAGAAGTAAACAGATTGTGTACCGGGGGTAAACGCCTGATCAATTCCACTGATTAATACTACGTGATAGTACAGATTTGCACCAAAAATATTATCCACGACACCGTATCGGGTAAGCAAGCCTACGCGAGGGGAGAAGTCATTCGGGCCGATAGTTCTTTGAACCATGACAGGAATGTAAGGACAATAAATGATACCAGTATCGTAAAACTCTGGGCCTTTGTAACCGAGTAGAGCATACTCGATACGTGCGGCACGAAGAGCAGGTCCACCAGTTGTGGTTTGTTCAGCCTGAGCTTCGGTTCGAGTATCACGATAAATGTTAAATCTACCACCAACGGAACCGACTTTAGCAATACCTACAGGTTGAGTGTTCACGTTACCGTTAACTTGCAAGAAGGTGAATTCAGGAAGCATTTCGAGAATAGCGCACACACGAGGTGTACCTACGACGAAATTTGCAGAACCACGGCGATTTCTCACTGCGATTCTGTTTGCTTCAATGATCAACTTCTGATAGAAGTCACGATTACGTTCAGCCAACCATCTACCGTCTGCGGAAGCAGGACTCCATACAGAGTATCCAGTTCCGAAGCCAGCGTTGAGTGCAACTTGAATCATACGAATAATCATTTCACGGTCAATTTCGGCCTGAAGCTCATAACTCATAGCGTTTGTAAGCTCAGTATCGACATCGATACCATTCATGTTTCGTAGATCTTGTTCCAACTCGACGGACCAACGGGCAGCTAACCTACGTGTACCAGCTTCAACAGCGGTTTTCTGTAAGGTAAGTTGGATTTGAGGAATGTTTCCACTCAGCTCAAATTGACTTAGAATAGCAGCAACACCAGTGTCTTGGCCAACCATTGGGAATAATGTGCCATAAGCACCATTAGTTCCAGAAAGTTGTGAAGACGAAGTACCAGTATAACGAGTATCGAGGTATTGATAACCTAATTCAACGCCTTGTGAAACAGCCTGTGGGTTGTTCATTGCAGCATTTGCATTAGATCCGCTACCGTCAACGCCGTTATTACCGAGTTGATTCGCTTCATATTGATAACGTAAGGCGAAAGCTAGTCCGACTGGGCCTGACATAGGTTGTACGCCAACGATTTCATTGGAGATTAATTCAGGGAAAGTACGACGAATCATGGGAATCAGAATCTTGGGTAATCTCGCATCACCCTGGGCATATCCGTCGTTAGACTGAACTGTTCCAGGAGGATTGAAAATACTTCCGATAGAGGTTCCCGCACCGAATACACCACCGTTTTGCGATACGTTTCCGCTCTCGTTGATACACCAGTTTTCTTGATTTTCAAGAACCATGGCAGTATTGAGACGTGTACGATCATCATGAATAGGAGATACACCTTCGCTAGAATAATCTAGGACGGGTTTCCATTTTTCAATCAGAAGCTTAGCACGATTTACGTCAATGTATGCTTGTGTGGGGGCAATTCTTTTCATTATATTTTTTCCTTTATTTATTTATCTTTTTCGACCAATATTGTTAATTTTACTTAACATATATTATATAGCTCAGGTTATTCACCTCAAAAAAATCATTTAGTTATTAGTATTTCTGTAACTCCAACATATAGTTACCAGCAACGTAAGAAGAACCGTTATCATTAACACCTTCTTCAATTACATCCTCACCTTTAACAACATCACTTAAATCTTTATTAGCAACTCTCTCTTCTAAAACTTCATCCTTTAATTGCTTAACTCTTTTGGATTCTGTCTTATCAAACATACGAAGAGCATAATCAAAATTTTCATTGATAAAATCTATGGTTTTATCTTCAAACATATTACAAATAAATTTCTTTTTTCGACTATCTAAATCAACAGTCTTTTTCTCTAAAAGAATTTCGCGTTTTGTACTTTCAACTTGTTCTTTCAAAAGTTTATTTTCATTTGCTAGTTTTTTGATCTGTTCACTAGACTCATTCAGTTTATTTTTACCATCCACAATTCCTTCACGAACTTTCTTGTTCGAAATAATATCATTAATGCCCAAAATACTTTTTACTTTTTCCAAAACCATCTTGGCCTGTTTATTTTGAACCGCTTGTTTGATTTGATCTTTGGGAATAGTCTTTTCCAAATAAAGATCCATGTAATCAGAAATTTTACTAGTAGTACTCTTTTTGAATTTACGAGCACTTTCATTGAGTTCTTTTTCAAACTTGTTAATAACATTGCCAAGTTTTTTGGAATGGCTTTTGTCAATATTCTTGATAAGATTACCGAGCTTAACAGTATGGTCATTATCAATAGTCTCTAAAAGACTTTCTAATTTCTTTGCATAATCTTCATCTTGCTCATTCAAAGCTTTGCTAACATGAAGAGAAACAGTATCACTTACAGATTTTTCAAAAGCACTTTGAATCTCTTTTAATACTTCCTCAGAAAGTACATCTTTTGAAACTTGTTTTAGAATAGCTGCGATTTGTTTGCTCATATGACTGTTAATTATTTAGTTTTCTTGACTTCTTTTTCCCAAGGTTTTACACCTTTTTTTGCCTTTTTCTTTCCGAGAGTTACTTTTTTAATCTTTTTTTGGATCTTTTTTTCAACAATAGTACTCAATAATTTATGACAATTGGCAAAATCATTATTTGTAATAGAATCAATGAATTTGTGAATTAAACCCTCTACATTAATTTTCTTTTCCATGATATATTATTTAGTTAAATTGCTAGATTAATATTACGAATGAACTTAATTACTTCATCCTTTAAATAAGCTTCTACTTGTTTTTTAGGTAGAATGTTCAATGCTTCTTGGAAAACATCATAGATTTCTTCATATTTTCCATCTTTACCCAAGACATACTGTTTAGACTCTAAAATTCCATTAATAAAAGCTTTTGGAAAAGAAGGATCTGCAACACAATCCACACAAATTAAACGGAGATTGGTTACTCTATTGATGGAACCTTCTTCGACTAGTCCACCCAAGGATCTAGAAGACATTCCTAATCTTACTCCATCATTAATAAGACTCTTTACAATGAGTCCCATTGGAGTAGAAAGAACTTTGGATTTACCATAGAAAACATTTCCATCCTGATTTAGTTCTACAACCATATGACAGGCTCTCTCTGGATTAACTTCAGGTACAGAAGAGTGATTTAATTCTCCCATAGAACGATTATTTTTAATCATTTCCTCTGTATAACGAGCAACTTCTCGTTGCATTTCCAGAATGGGATACATTCTTTTATTCTTATTAATACCTTCGGCCATTAAATATGGTCCTTTTATATACAATGTAGCGGGTTGTGTTGAATTCTTTTCCTCATGTACATATTCAAATTCATCATCAGGTACAAATTGGTCTGTTATCAGCTTTAAGCTCATTCTATTAACTATTTATGCGTTATTTTATTTATTTCTATATCCAAACTAATTATTTTACCTAATCCATGGATATTTCATCTGCGGATTGGTTGTAACGATAATTATTAGCTGCAAGAACATTATTCCCCACTTTTTTAACACCGCTTCTTGGAAATTGTACAGTAACCGTAACAACTTCTGGTAAAGCATTTAATTGGGTATCAGAAGTGGATTTGTTGACATAAAAAACATCAATAGTAGTAGAAACACTTTGACCGCTAGAACCTGCTGCTTGATTACTATCTACAGCACTTCCAGTATCCATCGCAATTCTTACACCAATATCTGGAAAAATAATTTTACTTCCATAGGGAATAACTGATGGATCGACAGCACAAGAAATCCCCTCTCTTAAATTTCCAACACCCGTGGAAGAATTCAATGCAGCACTATCTGCATCTACACTTGGATCAGTTAATGGCCTTGCCCAATATCCCGTTCTTCTAATTGTCATTTGTTGATCTGTTGGTAATGATGGATCAGGATTCAGAATTGTTCCCTTAGTCTGAGAGGTATTTGTTACAACTGAATTAGAAGTATAATCAGTAGCATTTGATTGTGCAGCTTGTCCTACACTCTGTGCAGCAGTTTGTGTATTATCTGTAATATATTGATCATATGTTTCAGGATCGGTAGATAAGTCTCTTATTTTTTTTGGTGAAAGACTATTAGACTGACTTCCTTGTTGTGATATAATGTTCTGAAATTGACCAAATTGTGTCCCAGTTGTCGGATTGGATGATTGAGAATTCAATTGTAAACTTATTCCAGATTGTAATGTTTGTGCATTAGAAGAGAATTGTGTTTGTAAATCAGAAAATTGTTGGGAAAGATTCTGTGGATTTTGTGGAATACTGAATATCCCTATTACACTATTAACAGCATTGGAAATTTGAGAAGAAATATTCCCAAGTAAATTCTGAATGGAATTCTGAATAGAATTCAAAATATTTGTAGAAGGGAGTTCGGAGGGATTACCGCTAGAACTAACTGTAGATAAATTTTGAGCTAAAAGACCTACCATTTGGCCGACACCTGGTGGTAAAGGTGGTGGTTGTATTGTACCAAGTACCTGATTTAAACTCACTCCAACATCTAATTTTCCAGAAATATCATTCCCAATTCCTTGTAAAAGACTATTAATATTTGGTAAAGACATCTAATTATTTATAGAGTGAAATTCCCAGATAAATACTTTGTAATGTTGTCTTTACCATCTGGTTTTGCCTTTTATCGCATTTATAATAAGGAAATTCTAAATCCTTTACACGATATAGTTGTATCTTTTCAATATGAAATGTACAATTACTCAGGTTCACCAACTGGTGGATTATGCTTAGCATTTTATGATAATGCCATAGATATTCCTCAAGGAGGTGGTCCTGCTGGTGCTCTGGGTTATACTAATGCATCTGGAGTTTTAGTAAATGGGGTTTCTAGTTTCAGCGGAATGATTGGTGCATTCGCTGGAATCGCACTAGATTTCGAAGGTAAATTTTCCCAAGCATCCGAAGGAAGAACTACCGGCGGTTTCTATACTTCCCCAAATTCTTTGGTAATTCGTTCCTCAGAAGATAATAATTACTCTCTCCTTTCACTCCAACCTTTAACTAATTTCACTATTGCAGATACTTTAACTGGTACACAATCTCCTAGTAGTAAAAAATGTAGAATAATCCTCACAAATAACTCTCAAACTATTAATGTCCAATTATTTATAAATGGTTATTATCAAACAATTACAACACAAAATTTGACATATCTACCTAGTAATAATATAGGAATAAGTTTGACATTTTGTAGTGAAGATACTTCTACACAATTTAATTTGGGTCATTTTAATGTGACTGGGACTACACAAAATGATAATACGGTATCAAGTGAAGTTGTTTGCACTCAAGTATTCCCAACATTACCATTTGATTCGGCGGAAGTTGAGAGTGATAATTTATGGATAACTGATAACTATCTATTAATAGAGTCCAGTAGTAATAATTACGTTAATTTATATGAAGATCAGGAATGGGTAAGTCAAGGGTTTCAATTTTTTAATTCGTTGAATTATGATGTTACCAGAAGCGCATTAAGTTTTAAGAATAATTATTTGTTGGCAAAAGGAACTAATAGTTTGGATTTAAATTTATATGAATTTAAGGGTAATAATTGGGTATTAAAGAATAACTTTTTAACTGGAAGTACATTTTTTGGAAGTGTTGGCGATATGGATTCAAAGATAGACACTGTTGTATACAATAATAGCAATATCTCAGTTGGAGTATATTCTAGAACATTTAATACGTGGAACAGTACTCAGAATTTGATGACTTCTGCTAATTATGTTAGTGGATTTGGAAGAAAAATTAAAATTGATGGGAATACAATTGCAATAACAAGTGCTACAAATACTTTACATATATTTCAAAAACAGAATGGAACATGGATAGAAACAAATATTTTCAATATTACGGATGGAAATGGTGATTATTCATTTGGATTTGATTTAGATTTAAAACATGGGATAGCAGTAGTTGGAGCACCTACACAATCTAATATCTATACAAATGATGGAAGTGTATATATCTATAAAATTATAAATGGGACATGGCAATTTTATCAAAAAATATTTGGTAGTTCATTATTAGGTTCTAATTTTGGATGGTCGGTCAAATTAGATGGCCAAAACTTACTAATTGGTGCTCCTGGTTATCCCAATTCGTATCTTTTAAATTCTGGATCAGCATATTATTACAAGGATACTTTAAATGGGGAATTATATCAATATCAATGGAATTACTCATCTTCTAATCCACAACCAAATGTTCAATACAGTAGAAAATTAAACATAAGTGGAAATAAAGTTACAGTAAGAGATACCAACAATTTTTATGTGTATAATTTACTTTGTGGACCACAATTCACTCAATATCCAATACTTCCCGCTTGTGTAATTAGATTAATGGATAATACTAATATTGGTATTCAAACAATGGTTAGTGGCAATTTCGTTTATACAATGAATTGCCCATATGTTTATCCTGCTAATTATGAACCTTCACCAACTTTATGCGAATTGGTTACTATTATTGGTTCCACACCACTTTATAGCATAAATGGATTGAACTTACTAGTTCCATTTACCTGCACAACTCCTGTCACAAGTAATTGCGAATTAATTACAATTTATGGCGGAACACCAATGGATACCATTCTTGGTTCTACCTTACTAAGTCCAATCTGTTGCTAAATTTATGAGAATTAATTTTAATAAATTATTAGAAGAAATATTGAATGAAGCAATTGATTTACCACCAAATCAAGTTCAAATGGTACAACAAGCTTATAGTAATCCATTAGTTGCAATGGAAAAAGAAAATGAAGGTGCGGAACACTTTGTTTATAAGGATACTAAAGGTAATCCAACCATTGGTCTTGGATTTAATCTGAATGATAAACTATCGGAAAAATGTTTTTTAAATGCGGGTATTTCCGAAGAAGACTTTCAAGCAATTAAAAGTGGAGATAAAGGTTTAACTGATTGGGGAATGTTTAAAGTATTTCAAGAATATGAGAAGATTTTTCGGAAGAGTATTCAAAAATATATTCCGAATTATGATGCATTACCATTTCAAATTCAGATGGTTTTATTTGATTTGATTTATAATTTAGGAGAGCATAGATTTTCCAAATTTCAAAAATTTATTGCCGCAATTGGACAAAATAATTTCAAAAAAGCTGCTGAAGAACTTCAGAATTCTAAACTTCCAAGAACTGGAAGATTTCAGAAAAATTTGAATTTATTATCCCAAATTGGCGGATAGTTTTTTGAAGAGTTTTATAAATTTACAAAGTTTCTTTCGAATACGATGTGCATCACCTGAATCAATATCAAGTATTTTGGGTTCTTTCAGGTAGCAATCCATACGTTTACCATTGTAACCATCACCCAAGAAACCTGCGGCGTTATTGTCCGAATTTCGACCCCAATCTAGATCTTTTCCTTGTGTTCTTGGTGAAGCCGTTGCATCGAATGAACCACCAGCATATTCCCCAGCTTCTTTTAAGTAATGATCATAAAGTGTGTTAAATTTTTTCATAGGTTTAGTAAGCTCGAATAATTTTCAACATAACTGCAACGGGAGGCATATTATTGTGGGGACTAGCAGAAAGATTTCCCACATTAGTAGACGCATTGGTTCCCCCTGCTATAGGATATGGGAGAGAAACTGAACCATTTGCATTCGTAATAGTCAATCCAGCAACATAACCAACGCTATCCGAACCAGTTTGATTGCCACGATTTTGAAAATTAACACCCAAACCAAATTCGAATTTACCTTCAGCTTGTGTTAATAAGTGACTCTCTTCGCCACCAGTACTACCAACCGTATTTGCAACTACACTAGAACCTGTACCACCAGAACCAATCGTAGTCTTTCTAGATAAGTTAGGAACATTAAATGTTAGACCATCTCCATATCCATATCCCCAAACATTACCAATAGCAGAAAAAAGTAATGGATAAGCAGAAATTGCGTATACTGAGCCGTCTGTATTGAGGTATCCACCAGGTATTGTAGATGTAATACCAGCAAAATCCACTACACTACCAATTGGAACGCTATTAACAATACCCGACAATAATTGTGCAACTTGTGCAGGTGTTAAATCTTGAACGGGACCAGTGGAATTTAATCTGCCTTTAATAGTATTTGGCGCAACATTAGATAAATTCGAATTTGTAACACCATTCTGGGCGATAGTTAAGTTATTTGAAGCATCAAAACCTAATCCCGCACCAATAGCCACTTTAATTTCAGTACCACTTTGTACTAAACCTGGACCATAAAAATTAGTCTGGAAATAATTCGCATTCAATGATTGTAATTTTACACTTATAATGTTATTATTAGAACTAATTGTAAGATTATCTGGCGAATAAGTGGTTCCATAAGGTCTATATGCACTAACATGAGGAAAATCAGAACTAGTTAATGTATAAAGTAAATTGGAATTTAAATCAAAAACCAAATCTCCAATTTCTCCCCAAGTAGTTACCCCCGAATTACCACCTGAAAAATTAGTATAACCTAAGTTCTTCATTCCTATCGGATTACCACCACTTACTACAGCATTTCCTACATATACACGATTGGTATCAATTGCATATCCAGGTTCACCAACATTTAAAATCGTATTTAGTCTATTGGCATTTGTTCCAGATCTAAATTGTATTAACTGGGTCGTTGTTGGCATAACTTATTTTAGTATTTAATCCGGTAAATCACATTTGCTTAATTTTTTGATATAAGAATAACTAAAGCATTGACAAACAAAAACTATATGTTATTATTTAAATATGATTTATGAAGATACTCGACCATGAAAAAACATCAATTCCACCAAATCTAGATAATACTATTCTAATTACAGAACCCCATACATTCTATGGGTTTTTAATTAAGTCACAATATGATGAAGAAAGACTTAAAATTAATGATAAATTCAATGCGAAATATTATTCCGTAGAAACTGACAATGATTATGTCAAATTATACGGAATCATCAGACCATTGGATTCCCGTTATAATACCCTTCTTCAAGAACTTTATAAATTAGATAATTCTCTACCAAAAAAACAATTAATCCCTGCTTACAATGATATCTTGAAAGAATATGGACTATATTCTTCTGAAAATTATTTAAATTACAATTTGAATCTATATCCTGTTGATAATGAATATATTACAGAATTAATGGGTGAAAATCCAAATGGATTATCGGGATGGTATTTGATAAATTTTGACAATGAGATACCAATATTCCAACAGATTGCATATTCGGGACTTTATATCGTGGGAAATGCCAAATTTTGAATGTCGAATAAATAGTAATTATGGATAGGCCAACTAAAATCCGAATATTGGGATTTCTTTTTACTATTGAATATTTTGATAAATCAATTTCGGATATTTCGGAAAAAATGGGTTGGTGTGATGTAACCAATCAAAAAATTAGTATATGTGATTCTTATTCTCCAACAAGAACAGCAGAAATACTATTACATGAAATTATGCATGCAATTTATGATGCAATGGGAATTCAAATTCCAGAAAAATATTCTGAAGATATCGACGAATATCTTGTCACGACTTTTTCAAAAGGTTTGATTTCCGTTATGTATGATAATCCATATGTTTTCTATTGGATTCAGGAATTACTAAAAAGCACCTGACCCAGCACTTGAGAAAGCATCTCCACTGGTATTTTCAATTCCAGAACCAAATATTTGATCATTACCATTATCTTGTGGTAGAGCAGGAACTGGTGAAGTTCCATTGCAAGCCATTGCAGCAGATCTTAAATCTGCATTACCGATATAATATTTTGTGGGTATAGCATAATGGAAGTGTGAGTGTGGATAATTAATAACCGAATTTGGATTGGTTTGACCATTATTATGTCCTGAACCATAAACTGGTTGGTCTGGATTACCACCAACATACCCCACAATTACACCAGGATCGGTCCAGCCACACAAAATTGTGTCTAAGGTGCGTCTTATCGATACAGGAGCACTAATATGCTCCACAAACAATTCTCCCTCAATCATTGCCCCACCATTCACAATCAAATTATCCGTAACTCCCAAATTACTATCATTAATTAAAACTTGCCCACTAGTAGCTTTTAATGTAAGGATATTGGAAAGTAAACTTAATCTATTAGAACAATTAATATTAACTTCATTAACAGAAGATATATTTACTTGTTCACCGGTTATATTAGTAAGAGTACCAGTCATGTTTAATTGACCAGAAGTTTTAATACTAATACCCCCACTTCCCACTAATAGATTATAACGGTCGGAAACATTTAATGAGTAAACACCACCGGGTAATTGATCAACATGAACAGGTTCTAATAAAGGTGTTGGTGTTTGATTTGGAAATACAGCTTCTCTGGAAATGACAACATTACTATTATTAATTTTTCCATTAGGATCTACACGAATTGAAGGTAAATCATTAGCTAGAATACCAATAGTTTCTGTTTTATGTTTAGCAATAGTTATAATTTGACTTCCACCAAGGCCAAGTTGTTGTTCTAGTTTAGTTATTTGTTGGGAATTATTACTTAAAATTGTCTTAATATTATCTTTTTTAGATTCCGTATTCCAATTACCACTTTGACTAGATTGGGAAGTTCCTTGACCACCACATGAAGGACACGATGCTTGTAGAATGCTTGTTGGCTGGACGGGTAATAACATCCCGAAGGGATTTACAGAAGTAAAATTATAAATTCCATCAGTGGAATTGTTTACAATATTAGTAGGAACACTTATGAAATTATTATTCAGTGCGGGATATTGTTGAGCACATACCGGACACTGTGCAGGAGAACCACTTTGTTGTTGTTGTGTACTTGTTTTTTTGAGTAAATTATTAGAACTCATACCAGAAGTTCTCTGTACCTCAAATAATTGTTTAGTATCAGCAATTGAATCATATATACTCTTCAATTGACTCATAACCAATGGATTTTGATCGCCAATAGTAATGTAATGGTCCCCTCTTACATTGAAATCAAAGTCTCTTTGCGTATATTGATTCCCATGTCCTTTAAATGTTTCAAAGGAATCGCCCAAAACCAGTTTTTGTTCATTTTTAGTTGCTAAAGTAATCATTGTCTGATTATTCATATCTATGAATGAACCAGAATAATGTGTTACTTTAACAGATTCTTGATTATCTGTTGAATTAAATTCTAAAGTACCACCTTTAGTATTGATTACGTGTTTATGTCTAAAGGTGGCAACATCAGTTGGATCAACAGTAGTGGCGGTATTATTTGCATCTACATTTTCATAAGCACCAGGATATTGAGAAGCTACACCACTATCATCCTGATAAATTGATGCCCAATCAGCTTGTCCATAACTTGTCGCAAAAACAACTGGTTTTTGTGGTTCACCATCATGGAAAAATACCCATACGTGAGAACCTACCGAAGGAATTGTGAATGTTCCTTTAGTAGAATTTGAATAAGAATTGGGTTTATAATTAGACGAATAAACATTATGTTTCTGGGTATAATTTGCGGCAGGTGAAAAAAATGCATCTTGGAGAATAGTTTCTGCTTTCTCAAAGATATTGGCAGGCTTTTCGCCAAAACCATCTAAATTTTGAGAATAGGCCGAAGTTGTGAAGGAGGATAGTGGAGTAGTAGTGGGTAAGTAGTTAGAATCACTTATAGACCCCTGTTTAAGCGTTGCATGATACCTTCCAGAAGAACATTCCCCAGTAATTGGTAATGCTAATTCAGCCCAAGGTAATGTTAACTTAAGATCATCCAAAATTAAATTTAATTCAGACTTAACATTAGTCCCAAGAAACGAAAAATACTTGTCTTTAGGATCTGCTATCCAATTATTGAAACTATTGGGAGAAATGTGAGGAACAAATACCTTAACTCTACCTGATTTATCAGGATCATTATTTTGAATAACTATTCCTAGATAATTTCCATAAAATCTCTTATCTTTCTGGGATGAAATATCCATTCCCAGTATTTATAGAGGAAAAATCACTCGTCAATGGATTGAAATTGTGGCGTAACTTTTAAAGTATTAGTTAAATGACCTTCTAATTCCAAAGAAAAAACTAATTGATAAATTGTATAATGTTCATTACATCTTTCCAGCCAGAGAATATATTTTTCTGAAGCGATTTTGGCATAAACAGTAAGATCCAATCCGTAAGTATTTTTAATATCATCAACACATTCCTGACTAACTATAAAATATATTTTATAATAGCCCTTTGAAAATGTAAATTTTAAATCACCATTTTCTTTTTCTGAAGTAACTATCATATCAATATTTTAGCATATTAACTATGAATTGCAAGGAAAAAAACTTTTCGTAAATACTGAAATGGGACTTTTCACCAACAATCAGAGATCTATTGATCCTGAAATGACACAGATTAATCTATTTTATGGTCAAGATTTTTCTTCAAATGCATCCAATTTATTAGATCTTTTAGCTAATTTTCAATCACAGACCGATTATAATGCTGCATTTGATGCTGCTAAAGTCTCCAATGACCCCATAAGTACCCAAGCCAATGTATATTCCACACTTAATAGTCAGGGTTTTGCTAATATGGATGCCCAATTTGTGGCAAAACATTTGGAAAATTTCAGGAGTTCTCTGGAATTAGTACAAAGACAAGTTTATTCAACTATTGGTAAAACTGGTTATTTTCAACCAGTTTCCGATTCTATTGGGTTATTTGCAAGAATTGGGAATAATATTTATGATGATTCTACTTGCAGTATATCAGATATTAACAGTGGTGTTATGCCAATTCCGTCCTATCAAGGTATCAGTATTGCAAATAAAGTTTCTCCTACTGCAAATATTGTAAATCTTTCGTTATCAAAGATTTGTAATAGTGTTCATAGGAGTAATATTAATCCAATTCAAGAGAAAGTTAATATATCTACGAATTCTCATGGACAAAATTTAGTACCGGATGCGCAACATGTTAAAAGAATGAATGATATTAATTCCACTTTATATCAAAATTTGCAACAAAACTTGGGGGGATTTTTCAATGTAGTAGATTTTTATAATAGATTCAATTCATCGGATGTGAATAGTAACTTTATAAGTGTCCCCCCATTTGTTATCAATGTTAATATTGAAGGTGCAATCCAGCAGCAAGATATTTTACAAAGAAAAGTGGATAATATTCTTTCCAATAAATCTAATTCAGCGGTTTTAAGTCCCCAATTAGCCAAGTGAACTACCAATAGGCTGAAGACCTATGGGATTTCTTATCTTAGTGAGTTAAAATGGATTATCTAAAATAATCGGCAATATTATGTTGATTTTAGACTTGTTCTACTCTATAAGTAGTTAATTAACATATAATTACAAACGTAAAATATCGGAAATAAGATCGGCAATTAGTTTATTTTAAGAAAAATGCTGGTGGAGGAGCATCACCAAGACCAGCGGAACCTTCATAAAGTCTTCTTTCGAGTTCTTCTTTTTCTTTTAACCCCTGAGAGAGGAAATCTTGATAATTAATAGTTCCACCGCCAAAAAGTGGGATATTAGTATATGCACCACGAATATTTCCAACCATTATTTTACAAAGTGCTAGAGCATACTGTTGTATCCATTGTTCTTTCATTAAATTTGAAATAGGTTTTTCAACATAACAGGATACAATTCCATAAAATTGTCCAACACTACCTTCACTACCTGGATCTGGATACATTGTAAGCATTTGGGTATCAGGATTGAATTTAATACTACGTTTAATTGCCAACATTTTCTCACGAACACTTAACCAATTTTTTAATGTATACCAAGAGACTAAATCAAATCCATAATTTCCCAAAGAATAGGAGAAATAAGTTTGTTGAGCCAAAGTTTGTTCAATAGTGAATAAAGTATTAACCCCATTATTAGAACCTTCTTGAAAATCGTAGCAATCAATAACTTTTCTATGACTTTGCACCAAATAATCATAGGATTCCAATATGTTCAATTTTTTCTGATTAGTTTCGGTCAATTCTCCTACAGTAAATGCAAATGGTTCTTTAGGATCGCCAACTATCATTTTACCTATATTGTAAACACTTTGAATATCTTTATTACCATCTGGTGATCTATAGTCAAAATCGGGGGTAATTGAGAATAATACATCCATTCTAATACCTTTTCCACACTCATACAAACAAGAGTTGAAAATTAGGTATTCTTGAGTATATCCAGCAAATTTGGTAAACATCTCAATAGATTGAGAAATCGCCTCATAAACCTGATCCTGGTGAATTTGAACAGTAACCATTGGAGCACCCAAGAATCTTAAAATTCTTGTTGCCATGTCATTATAACTCTTAATCTTACTGTTTAATGCAGTAGAATAGAAAGTAGATAAACTATTTGTTTGTGAACACAGGAGTCCCATTCATAATATTTATCGATAAATTCTAATAAGTTCACATTACTGTTACTGTTGCAATCTCGTCTGCATTCTTTTCAAAACGTTCGGCATCACGTTTCCTTTTGAAGAACACATCAATTACAGGATAACGACCATGAGAAGCTTTCTTTTTGAGAACTGCTGTTCCTGTATCAATTGCCACAACAGTTTTATCAAGATCTGGAATATAAATTTTGGAATAATAAGGGAAAATTCTCGGATCAACTGCACAAGTTTGCCTATCTCTCAGTTTTTCACCTGTAGAAGACTCCATAGACGAACTCCAATCATCAGTTTCCCCACCATCTGCCCAATAAACTGTAATTCTAACTTTCACTTTTTTTCCGCTAGAACACTCCACAGGATATGTTTTGGCATAATTTATTGCAGAATCATCTGTTTTTCCATAACTGGAAACACTAAATAAATTTACGGCAATAACCATCAATACTAACATTAATATTTTTTTCATATTTTTTATTTGTTTTTTGGTCGAAATTATCAACCAAAATGTTCTGCCTTATTTATCAAATTTGGGGATTTTGACAAGCAAAATCTTTTTTAACTCACTAAGATAAGAAATCCCATAGGTCTTCAGCCTATTGGTAGTTCACCGATATCCGATTAGTCAGTAAATGAATCAATTCTATTTCCCATTCTTTAGCAATTTGTTTCACTAAATCACCTTGATATTCTGGATTAGAACTTTCTTCACCATAAACTATTTTAGTAATTCCGAAGTTTACTAATTGCTTAAAACAGTCCAAACATGGAAATAGTGTAGTAGCAGCAAGATAACAATCACCAGGAACACAATATGGAGAAGCAAATTTAATTGCGTTAGATTCAGCATGGATAGTTCTAGGTCGTCTAGAATTCCTATCCCCATAATCAATAGGTAGCTTAGCAGGTGCTCCGTTAAAACCTGTAGAAGCCACGGAATTATTACTTTTACGTAATATGCAACACCCCACCTTAACCCAAGGATCTTTAGATTTAATTGCAGCTACTTTTGCAATTTCTAATGCATACTTTTCCCAGGATATTTCACTTTTCACCATTTGATGAAACCTCTTCTAAGACTGAAAACTCTAAGGAATATCACCAAGACTGTTGAACAGGTCTAGGATTTCTTCCGTATTACATTCTGAAATCACAAAACTTTCTCCTGTAGGAGCAATAATCTTGTGAAAACCATCTTCCACATTTTCATAATTTTTATCTTCCACGAAAACCTCACCCAATACTGATTCTTCTGTTTTTTTACTCATAAATTAAACTTTTTCAAATTGATAAAACCAAGTATCCCCCACAATAAATTCCACACTTAAAAATTTCCACTCTGGAAAGTTATTGATAAAATAATTTTCATTATAACTTCCCACAAAATCATCTCGAATTTCTTCTTTTTCCCTGTGATCAAACATTAATAATTTCCCACCAGTTTTTGTAACGCTTGCAATATTTCTAATTGCAAAAGGTTTTCCTTCCAATGGAATATGCTGAATAACTGCACTAGTGTAAACATTATCAAACTGATAAGAACCTGTGTATTGAATCAGAGGAGTTTTGGAAAGATCAATTTGAAGGAAGTTGAGTTTTTTCGTTTCGTATTTTTTAGCGTAATCAATTCTATTTTGTGCAAGATCAACCCCCAGTACATTAGTGAAATGTTTTGAAAATTCTCTTGAACAATATCCGAAGGAACAACCAACATCCAAAATATTCTTATTGGAAATAACATTATCGAGTACATTTGGAAGAATAATTGGAAGGAACCAATTTGAAATAGATCTTTCAGGATACCCTTCTTCGGGTGATAAGTAATCTTCTTTTTCGAATAGTTCTTTTCTATCCATTTTATCTCTATAATCCGCCATAAATTTTAAGAAATTGTAGAAGTGATTATCTTTTTATGATTTTCGGATTTATATTCATTTCTGGATACGATTCCGTATGCCAAATATCCGCATCTGTGATCAGTATCCATCTCCGATTTTTTTAATTGTTCTTCTCCAATACCAGTATATATAGTTTCTGGTAAAAATGGGAATAACCACAAGGGAATTAAACGTAGTGGGGTATCATCACTCCATTTTCCAAAACCTAGTTGTTCTAATTGTTCATAAGTTAATTCACATATCTCTAAATTCAAATATTTAGAATGCTTTTGATTAAAAGAATCTACACTTTTCATTAATTGTTCATAACTAAATTCCGCCCCCCAATTTTTATAGTTTAATACTTCCCCGGTGTACTTCAAAATATAATTCCTAATCCAATTAACACTCTCAAAAACACTTAATTTTTCAATATTTTCACTCATAAATTTAACTTTTATTTTTAGATTTTAAATATTTTCTGAATCCAATTTTTTAATTTCCTATTGCACGATTTATATTGTTCTTCACTATTTGGATAATCTTCATCAAATTGTGTTCCGGTAGGAACTATTCTATATGAAGTTATTCCAGTTACATGTTGCATATGTGATATAGCAATAGTATTCGCATCCCCAATTCCAATTACTGATACACGCTTACCATTATTAAAGCATACATCCAATTCCTGTTCATTTACCATAAAAATTAATTCTAACATAACTTCTTAAAATTACAAGTCACTTTTTCAATAATAATCTTCATACTTTGGTGATGCATTCTGCACCCACATGTTTTTTAGGTTTACTATATATTTTTGTCAATTCTTTAAAATTATTAGAATTGGTGGGTGAACGATGATACATAACATATTCATTTTCTTTAGTTTCTAAGATTTCAATGATATAACAAAAACATGTTTCCATAATATGAAATTCCGAAGCATTTTCCAATACTTTACACCAATCAAAAACTGTTATGTTAGGATATTCTTTAATTTCAATTACTTTTTTATTGGTAGGAAAACAATAATTCCAGTAACTCTCATGTCCAGGTGAACCAATCTTCCTATTAATTACAATATATTCCTCATTATCTTTTAATCCCAAAATAAAATAATACAATTCTTCTTCTTTTTTCCAATTTCTTTTGAAACTAAAATAATTACTCCAATCATTCCAAGTTTGTCTAAAAAATTCATATTTAGAAGTCATTACTCCGAAATTAGGTAGATTCATTCCATCCAAACCAATACCCATATAAACATTTTTTAATAATTGATCTTCTGGTTTGGGGGTAATGTTTCGATTTGTTATAATATCACCCTTTCGAATTAAATTAAAATCCCATTCATAATCTTCTCTAAATTCTTCCGAATCCATTGAAAGATAATGAATATACTGAAAATAAAAATAATCTGATATATAAGAATATTGAGGAATTACTGGCCATATAACATCGCATTTATTATGGTGAATCATTGATTTCACGAGTTTTTGTGAAAAGAAAATATCACCCAAACCTGCAGGTTGTCTTATTAACAAATTTCTCATAATTTATCGATAAAAACAGATTTAAATTTATTCATAACATTCTTAGGTGAACATTCCTCATAAAGTTCACCATAAGCATTCCACCAACCCCACATATCCCTTAACCTATCAAATTTAGGTACTTTATGATGCAGAAGTTCTACTAAAGTTTCCTTATTGGTATACTTAATAGCGTATTGTCCCAACATATATAAGTGATTTTTCTCAGGTGAATGCTCGTAAGTTATAATTGGTTTATTACACTTAACAAATTCAGCTACACTAGCCCCGAATGATTCGCCCTCATTTCTAGCATGTAACATGGCATCACATGTATTCATAAATTTTACTTTCAAGTTTAAATCAGAAAAAGGTTCCATGTATAACACTCTCTCGTGTCTAATAAATTGAGGAGTATTCAAAAACAAAAACCAAATATTGGGATTTAAATCTAAAGATTGTTTGATAGCATCATTAACCCAAGGTATATTCCAAGAATACATCCCCCCAGTTCTTCCATAAACAATTGCAGAAGGAGGAATCCCCAGTGAATGTCTTAAATTATCTTGTGGACTAATCTTGGGAAGATTAATCATATAAGGAACATATGGATGCTGTTCTTTTCCAATTTCTTTGGCTAACCATGGGGAAACATAGGCATAAACAGTTCCATGAGGATCATTCACACAACCTACACAATGAATAAATGTAGGAATATTACTCACAAATCTCCCATCATCTCTTTTACCACATTTTTGAATGTAAAGTGCATCAGCACCCAATTCTTTCAAGGTATTTTCTAAAATATCCATTCTTTCTCTGGGTTCAATCTCAACTACATGTAAAGAATCCTTGAATTTTTTGATTGCATGTGGATGACTTCTGGGATCATCCTTATCACAAATCATGATGGATTTATTTCCTAAGATTTTTTCATTGTAATATGCATAATCAAAATAAGAAACACCCGTCCCTTGAATGTCTAAATGCGGCTGATAAAAAGCAATTGTTTTCATAAGATTCTTTTAATTTCTCTCCTAATATACATGGGTAAAAATTCAAAATAATGAGGGTAGTAATCATTAGTTCCCTCCAAACAAGTATATTTACAAGCACGGTTATTCAACCACAAATTACTAAACTCTTCTTCATTATTATCCAATTGAATTACCCATTTAACCAAATTTTCCCAATTATTTCTATCGTTAAAATTAAACACAAGATTACTGTTGAAGTATTTTTTCCATTTTTCACCACCTTTATACAAAGGAATACATCCTACGGATAAAGGTTGGATAATTTTTTCTGTATTGTAACCATCATGAAAAGAATTTTCAAAAGCAATGGTGAACTTATAGTCTTTTAACAGATTAATTTTATCTTCTTCACTTCCTCTAAGATTAAATCCCATGTTATTGTGTAATTTACCGTAACTATCCACTTTTTTATACTGCGAAAGAATATGGAAAATATCTAAACGATCTTGAATAGGATTATTATTGATAAATGCACAAAATTTAGTTTTTTTATAGACATCTTGTTTTCTAGAAAGAAAGTATGGATCAATATGATGCGTAGGATTGCTTGGAAGGGGTCTAGGTTGAGTTTTATTGTACCAATCGACAAAGAGTACCCAAAGGGGAAAATAAATGTGCTTAGAGGGTTTATCATCAATGTGTTGTCCAAAATGGGAAAAGGACATATCACAGATTACACTTTCAGGATGTTTAAAGTTATTTCCTTGATTTTCCCCACAAAAATAAACTTTTTTGCAGTTTTTAAAGTTTAAATTATCATTACCAAAACATGAAAAAAACAAAATATCAGGATTTGGATCTAAAACCACATTAAATTCTTGAGACATCAAGTCATAGAAATAATTATCCTTGGGATTAAACACAAACTGCTCAAATCCCCAAAAATCCGTAAACCAAATTTTTAAATTCTGCATATAATATCCTTTACATTTCTTTCATTAGAGATTTTTAACTCTCTGTCAATATCATAAACTAAAAATTCTTTCTTTTCAGTATCAATCAGTAGAATATGGTGGGAATGTGTATCAATATCAATGTTAAAACAACCAGTACCATTTATTAGGTTTCTTTGTACTGCAACATCCAAATGTGTAGAATGACCAACTACCTGGTAATAATTATCAAGTACTTCCAATTCTCGCCAATCCATCCAAGTAACACCAGCCATACCAGTAGGAACCCAATTAAATCCCCTATAAGAACTTCCTTCAAGCATTGGAACCATCTCATCTTTAGAAATTGCACTAAAACATTGTTCATGCTTAGACTCATTAGATATATTAAAACAATTAGGATCATCTGGAATAAACCAACCCCCACATTTGTTAATACCAGCATGAGAAAACAGAATATTATCAATACAATGAATGAATTTAAATTTGGTTCTCCATGTAACTGAATCAATAACATCATCAATAATACACTGTTTTATAAAAGTACCACCAGAACAAGCATAGTGGGAAGAACCTTTCGCAATATAATGCACATCATGGTTCCCCAATAGGTGAATTCGGTCTGAATGATTAAGGGACCATTTCAATTGTTGAGCAGTCTTGGCAACTCTATCCATTGTATCACCAAAATCATCAAAATAATCACCCAAAAATATTGTCAAATCTGGTTTTAATTGCTTCTGTATCTTGTTGGAGAACATCCAATGACGTAGGTGAACGTCGGAGATTGCGAGAACTTTAGCCATAAACTAAATTGTAGCATGTTTCAGAGAAGAAGTAAATAATTTTTCTTCTGTTGCCTGTAAAATTGCTGGTTCTGCCCAAAAAACTTTCAATTTTTCCTGTAAAATAATTTCATTTAATTTAAAATCAGTAGCTCTAATGTTACTATAAGCATGTTTCAGAATCTTCGTACATGCATCTAAGGTTAATCCATAGCAATGCAAACAACGAGTAGTCTGCCCCTCATTATGAAAGATTAATGGTTTTTCCCAATTGATATAGTTCAGACCCCCAACCGGATGGATATTACAACAACTCCCATACATGATCATATCACCATCAGTTAATTCGAATTGTTTATGAAGTCTCACAAAATAATTAAACAAATCAGTTTCAGGTGTCATAAAATCATCCTCTATAATGATAATATAGGGGATTTTATGATTGTATTGGTATTCCCAACACTTTCGATGCTTATAATAGAGGGAAAGTTCTGCCTTATTCTTAACAATAGCCCCTTCTGGTATGGTCAACTCTTCTGGTGGAAATCCTTCTTCCCAATTAATCCCCCAACAAAAATACCTATTAGAAAAGTCCCCAATTAAAATACTCTTTCTATCCTTCAAAGGTGGGTGATGGAGAATAAAAAATGGTATATTATATATTAGAGGCAATTTCATTTTTATTTTGAATTTCGATCCATCTATAAAGTTGCTCCAAACCCTTTTCCAAACACCATTTAGGGGTCCAATTTAATTTTTCTTTAATCAAACTATTATGTGAACAACGCCCTCTTACTCCCAAAGGACCATCAATATGATTAATATTGATTTTTTTATTATCAAAACTACAAGCAATTTCAACTAATTTATTAATCGTAACCATTTCCTCACTTCCAATATTCAACGGACCATTAAACTCATCCTGTCTAATGAATTTAACCATGGCTTCTAAACAATCATCAATATAGAGATAGCTTCTCGTTTGTTCACCATCCCCCCAAATGTCAATTGTTCCATTATTTTCAGCTTGGATAACTTTTCGACAGATTGCAGCAGGTGATTTCTCTTTTCCATTATTCCATTCAGAATATTCCCCATAAACATTGTGAAATCTTCCGACTTTTACATTCAAACCATAATTTCTAGCAAAGGAAAAATATAATCTCTCCGAGAAAAGCTTTTCCCAACCATATTCTGAATCTGGATTTGCGGGATATGCGGAAGATTCTTCACAATTTGGATTATTTGGATCTAATTGGTTATGTTCTGGATAAACACATGCTGAAGATGAATAAAACAACCTTTTCGCTCTATGTATAGTGGCTATTTTAGCAGTATTCAGGTTAATTAATGCAGAATTACTCATTACATCAGCATCATGATGTCCTGAGAAGATGTATCCTGCTCCACCCATGTCAGCAGCTAGAGCATAAACCTCATCGAATGATTCAAATGAATCGAAAATTAAGTTAGTAAAATGATAATCTGTCAAATCCTGCAGATAAAAATTATTATAGGGATTATCTTCTAAGTTATATTTCAACGGTTTAATATCAATTCCAATAATTACATGGTTTGGATCTTCATTTCTTAGAAATTTTGCTAGATTATATCCAATGAATCCCGAACCTCCTGTGATTAGAATAAGCTTGCTCATATTTTTAGTTCTTTCGGTGTTAAAATTAAATATCCTTCTGATTTTGGATTTACTACAATATTAAAGTTAGACGAAAAGTTATTTTTGAGATATTCCAATAAATCAAAATGAACCAAATCCTTTCGTTTAATATTTTTACCAAGGGATAATAAATGAGAATCTAAGCTTTGGGACTGGGTGGTGAATTGATCAGTAAATAGACGAAGATCATCAATAATAACCACATCGCCATATTTACCAACTCTTGATTTAATTACTTCCAATTCTTTAATTAATGGCAAAGACTCATCTGGATTTTCCCCCAATGAATATTCCTTTTTACCTAAATCTGCACCTTCAAAATGAGCATCTAAAAAAAACAACGTATTTTTATATAATTCTACAGCAACAAAAGTCATTACTTTACCAGAATTACCCCTCCAAATTTTTACTTGCTTATTATTTAAAAATTTTTTTCTACATTCTTCCCACAAATCTTTGTCAATCTCAATAGAATTTATTTCTTTAAAATCATATCTCAATGCGTATTCCACACCATCACCTTTAAAAGTACCAGTTTCAACGAAATATTCCAAATTATACTTTTTAATATAATCTGATAATTCAAAATCACGTATTGTTCCCATATTTTTTTATATCTTTACTAATATTATCACTATAATAGCATAATTGATTAAAATTGCAATCATTATAATTATCTTTTGAAGATTCTAAAAAATTATAATCCAAATCTTTCAATTCTGATACTCTAGGCATACGGATATTATTGTATGCATAAAGAGTAGTTAGTGATAACTGTGTAATAGGAATGGAACCACAATATAAAGTCTCCCAGTGCCTATGACAATCAATTCCATTTCCTTCTGGAGATAAAACATAATAATGTTTTTTAATTTGCTCTAAATATTCCTTGTAGGAAATCTTATCTTCTTGAATAGTTACCCATGATTTACCTCGATATGAATCAATAATTTCTTTTCTATAGGGATTAGTACTAGTAGAAAAATTAATATAAACAAGATTTTCTTTTCGATAATGAATATTCATTATTTCTCTAAGAGTTTCCTGTTTTTTAAGTTCTGGGAACCAGCGTTTTCTTTCTAATCCAATAGGAATTGGGGTTAATTTATCATGCACCACTTCAACATTCTGAGAAAACCAATGGATAAGATTCTTAGGCCAAATTGGGATATCAGTTATTGATACGTCTGAATTGTGGGTAATTAGAACGACATTTCTAGGAATATAAACTATTCTCCTCAACATTTCTCTATAACGATGTGTTTCACAGAAAATAATAATAGGTGTTTCCAAGTATCCTTGTGCATCAGGATCATAACCGTCACTATTCTTTTCTTTTTCCAATTTTACTTTGCTTTTAATTAGAAATTCATCAAACTCCTTACAATAAAAAAATAATGGTTTCCCATAATTCTCAAAAGAAAAATCAGCTAAATTTTCAAAAAAATCACCATCAATAAATTCTAAATCATTCATAAAAAGTGGCTGGGAAAGTAGGACTCGAACCTACAACCTAGGGATTAACAATCCCCCGCTCTACCATTGAGCCATTTCCCAATATATACTACATAAATTTCTTTAAATCCTTACAATGGATGTGTAAATTATTAATTCTGATGTTCTTATCACCAGATTCTACATAAAAAACACGTTTTCCATCAATCCTTGTATCACGAATTTTCCAATTATTGACTTTATATCCAGCATCAGGAGAAATATAACCAACAGTAGAAATACCACCACTATTTCTAGGGTCAATTCCTCCTAAAAATTGTCCAATTGCTGCACCATCAAATATACTTTTAAAATTAGCAAAACCATCAGTATAAAAAGGATCTCCATCAAAATTCAAAGGTAATTTTTTAATTTGTGTACAATCTTCTCTATAATGATTGATAATTTCCATATCAACTACAAAATTATCCATCTTTTGTGCAATATATCTACACATATTATCCAGATAAAGACTCTCTCTAATGAAAAAGAAACCGGGAACACACCTATCTCGACTATCAAAACAACTGGCTAACTTATAATTATTAAACTTAGGAAGAAATGTCTCAAACTTAAAATAAATCAATACATCATTTTCTACGTGGATTACATTAGTCAATTTAGCCTGTTGTAGGAAAGAATCCAAATAGAAAAATCTTTCAATAGTGGACTTATGAAAACCATCTCGAAATCCCTCATTATAATAATGAAACTTGTCCGAAAAATGTTCATGATTTTCGGACCATTTTATATCATATGGGTTAATTAAATCCACACTATATTCTTTAAATATATTAATAATATTATCATCAACTAAACAATCACTTAAAATCAAAGTAATTTTAGTTGTAGGATTCCAAAGTCTTATTTGTCTGACATTATCGATCAGATAATCAGGTAAAACGTTCCCTAAATGTACTAAAAGAAAATTCAAAATACAGGTTTGTTTGGGGTGTCTTGTGATGGTGGTGGATTATTATCATCATGTCGTGGATAACCAAAGAACAATCCATAAACAATATCAACTACAATACTCACAAAAATAAATACGAAATCCCCCAAGGTAAATGAACCACAACCAATCAAAAATTTAATATAATAATTAGTACTATCAGGTATAAAATTCAATGAATACAGAAAAATAAAAATTATAAAAAAATAATGAAACATCTGTTTTAACATAGAAAATCTTAGCATAATAATAATTTTATCATATTGTTAATTAATTGCAACAGATTTTTTAGAAAAAACAATGACCGTGATGATGAAAAAATAATTGTCCAAAATCTGGGTTTTCACTTTCTTGTCGTGTTCCCCATTCAGAAGGAGAATTATACAAAGGAATACCATATTTTATTGCCAAAAGACTCAGAATGGATTGATCGTGACGATGATCTTTAAATTCTGGAAAATTTTGGCCATATTTATTGGGAATATCTGTTATAATTTCTGGATCTAAACAGTAATTTAAATATTCTTCATAGAATTTTAAAGTAAATTCATTTTTTTCAGAAATTATATAAGAACCATCAATTTGATCTCCGTTGATATATTTTTCTTCTAAGCAATTCATTTTATGAAAGCAATCATATTTTGTCCACATTCTATTTTTCCAAACTTGATGTTCATGATTTCCGTCACGGTTTTCAAATAGGATAATTCCGTTTCCTCTAAAACCTATTTGATCCATTATTGGGGATAAATCATTTATAATCGAATTACCAGAATCAATATAGAAAACAATATCCCCATCGTTTAATTTTTTCAATGTTTCCAAAATAATGTAGGGTTTCCATGCCCAATAACCAAATCCTCGTTTGTATTGAAAAATTTGTGGATTTTGTTTTATAAATGGTTCAATCATTTTATCATTATATGAAGCAACTCCATCGAAATGGGGTTTGGAAGTTTCAATAAGATGTTCCATTGATTTCTTGAAACGATCTGTTGCAAATGTTACTAGTATCTTTTTCATAATTTGATTCTAGAAAATGCATATCTCATATTCATCTAAATTTTCAACAATAATGGGGGGTATTATTCTAGACATTTCTCCCAGTATAATTTTATTATAAATATTTCCTAGTTGTATTTCATCTTTTTTTATCATAATTCCTCAATGCTAATTAAATATTTTTCACTAAAATCTAAATCATATTCTAAAACACTACCCCCACCATCAAAATAAAAAGGGGTTTTTATTATCTTTTCAATTTTATTATTTTCAGAATCTATAGAATAAATCTGTACGGGTTTATCATAAAGAATAGTCTCTATTCATAATTCATTTTTTAAAAGATACTTATCAAAATGTTCCTTTTCAATTTTCTTTTCATCAGGAAGTAAATCAAAGAAATAAAAACTCGGTGTTCTTTTTGTCAGTACATTATGATAAAACCATCCCCAAGAATCCATTACATCCTTATTCTCAGTATTATACAACTTTGTATTCCAGTCATTCTCAGGATTTGGTGTTCCACTTCCCCAACCATGATGGGGATGTAAACATTTCACTGGATAATCATTCACAAATGGATCATTTTGGCCATACAACTTCAGAATTGTTGTCATGGCTGTATCGTACCAAATCGATCCTAAAAAGTAATCTTTAATTAAATTTCTATTCTTCAAATACCAATCATTTTTCATCACAAAAGTATCGAATCCTGCAACTTCGTATCTATAAGGAATCATGGATTCATCTAAACTTTTAATTGGTCTAATATCCATTCTTGAACATCCAAATGCAATATACTTTTCAGTCAAAATATAATCAATAAGTCTATTAGAAATCATTACATCCGAATTTGTGAAAATAAAATAGTCCGTATTTTTTTCTGCACATGAATCATATAAATCTCGAATTAAAGGTGCTTTTTTCTTACCCCCAATAACAAAATCTTGAGAACTTCTTTTGAGTGATTTAGAAACTACAATACCATCTGGTACTTCAACAGTATCATCTTCAAATTGAAACGCATAAACATCTACAATTCCAGAATATTTTTTTTTAAGAGTAGCGTATGTTTGAAGTGCTAAATCTTGTTTCAAACTTTTTCCAAAGATATTTGTACCTATAATGATTTTCATTATTTCTCCGCCCAACATTTTAAAGCTTCTCGTAAAGTAATAGTTCCAATTCTTTTATTTTTCAATTTGAAATAAGCATGAACAAACACTTTCGCACAAATTAAAAGAATCAAATGTTTCGGTAACAAATGTACAACCCTTTCGAATAACCAATCAATCCATTTTGGTGGAAATTTGTAATTAATTTCTTCTTCGGCATTATCAATTGGGAGAAATATTTGATCCGCTAACTTTTTCAATGTTTCATTAGCATCTTCTAATTTTTCTGATTTAGGTGATGTACAATAATATCCAGATTTAGAATAAAATATTGATGGATTTTCATCAAAAAAGCCAACTTCATCGTAATACCATTTGTCAATAGTAAGTCCTCTCCATTTATCACTATTATCACCAAAGACTGCTATGTAAATTACACTACCATTCCTTAATTTAATATGGTCTTCAGTCAATTCTTTAATCTTTATTACTAATTTTTGTTTTAATTTATCATATATGTGTACACTTGAACCATGATCTGCTACTACAATAAATACAGTAGCTTTTTTATTGGTTGTTACATAATTGACTACATCATTAATTAAACGAGTAGTTTTTCCGGTCTGTCTGTTATCTATATCAATTATCATAATTTTTTAATCATTTTCGGCTAACTTTTTCAAGGGATCTCTATATTTTTCCATAACATAATTTCCGTTCTAATAAACCTACAAAAATCTAAATTCATACTTTTAAGTAATAAACTGTTGACTCTTTGTTATCTTCTTGTTTCTTAGGTACTACTTTTTTCTGGATTGCTCCAGACCAAGAGGTAATGTCTCCACAAGCGTTAATTCCCGTAGAACTTACGGTATTTTGTCTTAAAAATTCTTCTCCACACTTCTTTAAATTTAATGCAGCATTATAATCTCTATCAATCACATTTCCACATTTATCACCCCTATGTTTAGATGCATATTTATTTTTAATTTGTTTTAATTGTTCAATTACTTGTCCCTGACTAAAAACTGGCGGATTATTTGGATAGTAACCAAAATGATTTTTATAAATTTCTCTTCCGTCCATAACATTCTTCATCCAATCTTCCTTTTTCGTAGCAATAGCACTGTTATCAATTGCACCAGGTGCTTCTTCCAATAACAAATCACTCTCAAATAAATCAGAAAACCACCAAAAGTAAGGATGATAGCCCTTTTGAATGATATTATTGGTGTGATGAACGTGTTCCCAACAATTTTTATAACAAGTTGGAAATAACCCACAATCCTTTATCACAATATCCCTAAAATAACTAAACATTGCTACAGTATGTTCATATAATGCAACTTTAATACCCTTCTCATACTCGATAACTAACTTGGGATTAGGGGGGGAATTTTGTTTAAGTAGATGTCTATTATGTAAATCAAATTGAATATCCTGTTTCCTATTAAAAGGACTGCCAGGCCCATAATTAAAATGCATTATCCCACTAATTAAACTTGCTTCAATATACTTTTCAAACACATTCTGATCTTTTAGGATAATATCGTCTTCAATTAAGAAAATATGTACCAAACCTTGATCCAAAAGCAATTCTAATAATTCATTCTTAGTTTTTGCTACTCCAAGATTGGTTTCTCTATTGATATAATTAAAATTGTCACGTTTAAATGGAGAAATTACTTCACTAACATCTTTTCCCCCATCATTTAATACAAAAACTTGATAATCACCCTTCGGAAGACTTTCTAAACATAATTTTAAAAAATTTGGACGATTAAAAGTGCAAATTCCTACTCCAAATTTGTATTTTTCGCCTGCCATTGAGTGATTTTAACATCTAGTTAATGAAAATCAAGAGGACATTTTAAATTAATATGGTTTTCCGATATTATACAAAACTGTAAAGGTTCCACTTAAAGTAGAATTTATATTAACGTAGAAAGTATAAGTATATCCCCCTGCAGGACCAGATTGTGAGAGGTTAGAAGTCCAAATATTCACACTTGAACTAGGACTTCCTCCTGCTGCTAAGGTAATGTCCTGAACATTGAGTGCTACTGGAACATTGGTAAGGGTAATTAATGCGCTCTGAGTCTGTCCTGATGTAATTGAAGCACTACCTGCAGCATAATAGATCCTATTATAAGCAGTTGCAATGTAAGTTGATAAAGAATTCAACTGAGTCTGATTATAAGCAGTCAAACTCTGCATATTTGAACTTAAACTAACAACATTTGCACTTAAACTAGCAACTTGACCATAAAAAGAGGCATTATTAGGCCCAATTACAAAGTTTTCGAAGTCTAAAATAGATGTTTGACCATCTGATTTTTGGACAATTAGTAAATCCCCATCAACAATTTCTTGAGTAGAAGGCAACAGTAACAAATTTACCGTATTGAATAAGGGCATATCCCTTATTTATTCCTAGATTAGGAATTTAATAGCCTTTAGAAGTCTTACTTTCACATTTTTTCGTTGACTGGATGACTCACATTGCCGACAAAGTTTCAAATATTCACCCCTAATATGCCTTATGAAGTCATTTGAAAGTTTAATTTTCTTAGGAAAGTACTCTTTTTGTGTGTTTTTAATCTGCGAGGGGAATTGTTCATCATCCTCTTCAAATTGCTCTAGGTAAATCTTATAACTATCATCAAACTTCACCAATATATTTATGATTTCACAGTTTACTACCGGGAAGTTGTTTCTGAACTTCAATCATATCAATTTCAAACAAGTGTTTCATTAGGAAAATAGCACATTCTTTAGATTTTTCTGCAGAAATACCCTTATCGTAAAGAGGCATTCTAATATTGCAGTACCATCCCCAAGCATATTCAGGATCACTTTTCAAATGTTCTATAAATTCACCAATAGCCATATTCTTCAGAAATCTACATTGATTTTACCTTTAAACTGTTCTAAAACTTCTCTTTCTTTCGTAACTTTTTGCAAACCTAGTAATTCTTCCATTTCCAAAATAGTTTTTCCATTAATTAATGTTTCTTCTTCTCCAAAAGGATTCCCATCAGGCTTAACATATTGAGAAATTTCTTCCAAACGTTCTTCGACAGAACCATTTAACTCAATAATTGCAGGAGAATCTTGATAAGGTAGAAATGGTGATTTCTTATCCTCAATTGTACTAAAAATAACTTTAAAAAGATTATCAATCTCTTCGATATATACCAGATTAGCTTCTCTATTCTTTCTTTCTTCTAGAACTGGTTTATTTACGGCATTAATTGGAATAAAAAAGATAATATCTAATTTTCTCATACTTTCGAATGAAAGTGGAAGACACTTCTCAATAAATGCATCATCAATACCATCTTTATCTTCTTGAGCATTCTTCCAAAGAGAATAAACAATATTATCTATCGGACACCTATCAAAAATTACATTATCACTGCGTTTATATGGATTAATTGTATCAATTAATGAATTTAATATTTCCCATTGAGTTTCCGAGTTAGTTTTAGAAGAATGGGTATTATTTTTGATTTTTTTACGATAAAGAATTTCAGGTGCAATAAAAGATGGATATTTTTTTAGAAAAGCTTTTAAAAGGGTTGTTTTCCCCATGGATGATGTACCTGAAATCGCTATTCTCATAAATTATTTAGAATGCTCCGAAAGAAGATGCAATACTCAATATTTCCAATAATTTTTTTGATTTAAATTGGTTATTATTGGTGTTTTTTATAGAAAGCACTAAATCCCAAGCCTCTTTAGGGGGCATATTACCTACATCAATATGGAACACCATTCTTTTGTTATTTTGTATTCTCATAAATTATAAATCAATTAAAACAGCCGTTCCGACTTTTTCATCAATAATTTTTCCAAATCTATTTTTAAGTGGCATACCCTTATCATTCTTATCATAGATAGTAATTTTAAAATCTGCGTTAATTACTAAGTAATCACCATTGTCTGGATATACAAGAAATTCTACAACATCAAGTTTTTCGACTCGACAAATCTTCCATCCATAACGCCATTCACCAGTATTATTTCCTTTTAATGAAAATTCTGGATGATCAAATAAGAAATCTCCTGATTTTTCGGTTACGAAAATAGAAATATCATTATTATGAATTCTATATTTATTTTTAAATTCCTCAATAACTTTATCAATAGCAATTGCAATAGAATCAAAAATATTATTTTCTGTTATTAATATATTATTATTTTTTTCATCTTCGGACTCTTCATCAAAATCTTCATTCCAATATTCTGAACCAACATCTTCATTTACAGAACATTCCCCGGTAAATACCTTCTTTTCTTCTAAAATACCTTCCAATTTACTAACTGTTTCGAGAATAGTATTTTGAATAGTAGTTCTAGCGGGATTCACATAACCGGAGGGAAGATTTAAACAATCTAGATTTTGATAAGCACGACTTAGAGAGGAAATTGTAAGTGATATATTTTGAATATCATATAAAACATCCGAAGTTGATTTGTCACTCATTATTTTGTAATAAATTAAATTTAATTCCCAGACTTAAGTGCTTCTGCCAATTTTTCTTTAAATTGAACCGAAAATTTCTTAAACCAACCATCTAAGGAATCATTTCCAGCCTTTAGACCGTTCTTTTTAATTACTTCGTCAAGTTGATCTTGATCGAGTTGGATGTTTAATTTATTGAGAAGTTTTCCATGCTTGGAAAAGTTTAGTTCGACATTCAGAATAGTAGCCATATTCATTAACTTAACATACAAATTAAAAAAATCAAGTGGAAATTTTGATGTAAATGGTATTTATCGTTTTTGGGATTGAAAACCAAAATTAAAAAGGCGCGAAAATAACCTATAAATAATTAAACATGGCGAAATCCAATCGAAAGAAAAGGACGGCTTCAAAGGAAGAAATAACTACATATAAACCATCTGAAGAAAATCATAATCAATTAATTCAACAACTGGAAGTTTATAACAAATTCAAATTAAGTCCCAGACATCAAGTGTTTGTAGATGGTGCTCTAGCTCCTGAAGTTAATATGCTTTGGGTTGACGGACCCGCAGGAGCCGGGAAAACTTTTTTGAGTATTTATGCTGCATTGAAATTATTAAAAGAAGGTAAAATTAGTAAAATAATTTATGTTAGAACATTAGTAGAATCAGCATCACATAAAATGGGCTATTTACCAGGAGACTCCAATGAAAAAATCAAACCTTGGGCAATTCCTTTAATGGAAAAATGTGACGAGTTGATTAAAAAATCCATGACTGATAAATTGATAAAAGAAGAAATTATTCAATGCGTACCAGTTAATCATTTAAGAGGTTCTACTTTTATGAATTGTGCAGTATTGGTTGATGAAAGTCAAAATTTTTCAGACCATGAATTAACAACTGTTTTAACTCGTTTTGGTAAAAATTGTAAGATGTTTATTCTAGGAGATTCCCTACAAAATGACATAAACAATAGTGGATTTAAAAAATATTTAAAAGGATTTGATAATGAAGAATTAAAAGAAAATGGAATATTCGCATTTCAATTTACAGAAGATGATATCGTTAGATCTAAATTATTAAAATTAATAGTCAAAACTATCAAAAATATCCACGAATTTGAACCTAAAAAATAGGCAAACCAAAATCCTTAATGTTAATTTTAGGTTGTTCTAATGTTGATTTTTGGTTTTTTTCTAATTCTTCTAACTCCTTAATAGCATCTTCAACAGATCTCATTGGTAAAACACCAGAATTATTATCAAAATTTAATTCTTTTTGTTTTTGTTCTGGAAAGTGTTCTTGAATTTTTTGTGCTAATAGATTTAATGTTGGATCAACATGTTTATTGAAATCTGATTCATAGGTAACTCCAAAATTAGAACTAGTGAAATTTCTAAAACTCATAGATCAATTCATCCCTTATACCATTTTGTATTTTTTAATGCACTTAACCAGGTTCCGTCTGTAGACTGACCGTTATAAAGGGGTGCTGGTCTGGTAGCATGAGGGTTATTTGGTGAGTCTGGTGCCTGTTTAGGAGCTTCTACGGGTACTTCTAACGGAATACTAATAGTTTCTGATGTGGGATTTGTTAGGTTGGTTTCATTTGTTAAAACGTCATTATTAATTTCGGCTAATGTGGGTTTAATTTCCGCTTTTAATGATTTAGTTGCTTCTTCTTGTAAAATTTTAGAAATACTATTTAAATCCAATGTACTAAGATTGCTTTCTAATTCAATATCAGGATTTTCTTCGTTAGAATTCGATCTTTCAAATTCCTCTTTTAGTCTTTTAATATGCTCCTTACTAAACGGAATATAATCATCTTTTTTTGATGTAGGAATTTTAGTTTCACCGCTTAAAAATTTATATTCATTTTTATTTTCAGTTTCTTCAATTAATCCTAAAAATTTAGACACACGTATAAATCCATATATGTCTTGATGATTCTTTTCAGGAAGAATTTCTTTTAAATCTGATTTTGTAAAAATACTCTTGATCATATCTCTTATTTTATCATCCAATTAACATAAATCAACTAGTTTTTATTTAAAGAATTAGTTTAACTCCCCTGAACTATCAATTACTGTTAAATTATTTTCCTTTTTAAAGATCTTTTAAATATACTTTTAAAGGTTTAAATCTTTATTTTTTCTTTAGGTTAATTTTCCTCTGTTTATGTTTGGTTTTCTTTTCTTTTCTTTTTACTCTTCTTACTCTTTTATTTTTAGTTTTTTAATTTAGTCCCCTTAAGAGTTTCCTTTTTCTATTTTTTTCAATCCTTTTAACCTTCCTGTTTAGTAAATTCTCCAGTAGGGAAGGCATAAATGCATTTAACACTGTCAATAGCAAAAGTCAAGCATTTATTTTTAAATATTTTTATTTTCTCCTATGAAAACCCCCCTAAAAAATAAATTTTAAAAAAGTACTTTTATAGGAATTAAATCATCTGGATTGACTGATTTCTGATGATAATCGCCCCTATAATAATTAGGTTTATTTGGGATTTGTACAACAAAAGTAGCAACATTTCTCTTCTTAGGCAGTGATGGCCAAAAGAATAAACTAGTAAAATATATTTTAATATTATTTTTGTTAATATTAGTATCACTGATACTAGTAGTTGTATTCTCCAAGAATGTATTGAACCATTTGTTATTATCTAAAGAGAAAATTAATTGTCTTTTATTACTTCTTATTCGAACATGAACCGCTTTTTGTTGGAGAATGTGTTCCTGAATCTCTTGTCTGAATACATCGATACCTAAAGATTGTCCAATTGATTGATTTTTGTCAAACTCTTGTTTACTAATGATTTGCCACCCCTTTTGAGAAGTGTAAATCAATCTTTTATTGTTGTATTTGTTGGTTTCATCGTAATTAATGTATTTTCCATCTTTACTATAAAAAATTAAATTAGTATTTGTTGAATTGGGGTCAAAATGAAAAATAACTTTACTTACATCGGGAAATTTATCAGAAATTCCATCAATAATGTAATAAACATCAGTTCCGTAATTGAATCTCTTACCAATTTTACCAGTAACTGATTGATTAACTGGAACAGGTTGTTCATCATCTTCTGATTTAACTTTATATGGCTGAATTGGATTAACTTGAGGCATTTTACTTTTTGGATTAACATTAGGAATATTTTTGGTGGGAATTTGTTCGTTTTGTGGATTGGGATTCCCAATTCCTATTTCTAAAGAAATTAATTGACCTTTTTTAGGTTCACCATTAGGCCAAATATTCAGAGTTTTACCTTTTTTAGGTTTATCATTCCGAGGTCCAACAAACTGTCCTCTAGAATAATCCCTCAATTTGTTTCCAACTCTACTTCCAATTGAACCATTAGAACCCAATATCCCTCTAATTGCATCCTGTGCAACATTAGAAACTTTTCTTCCTAATGATTCTGGTTCTTTCCAAGCATCAGTCTTAGTAGGAATGTTGTTATCCGCTTCTAACAGTGGTTTTAAAATAGAATCAAATTCTTTTTCAATTAGAATATCAAATTTTTTCATTTTTATTATTTTTGTTCTAGTGCTTTTCGATAAATTTTGACTAAAATATCAGGATCATTGGTTAAACTTTGAACAATCGACTCGATGCTTTCAAAGGAATCCCCAGAATGAATGTTATCTTCAGTTTGTGGGTTGTTTGCAATGTCGCTATTGGCGTCTAGGAAGGCGATTACACCAGTTTTGAATCTATTCAATGCCAAAGTACTATTATCAACTTCTAAACACCCAATAGGGGCATCTACAATGGATTTAATACTACTTTGAGGAATGTTAATTACTTCTCCTTGACCACCATTAGGTGGACCAAAAATCATAAATTCAACAACATCAGCATTTTCCTTTAAAATATATCCTTCAAAAGACGAAACATC